AGATTGTTAAAAGATAACAATCGACTACACCAATACTGCACAGTCTTATACGGATTCGGATCAGAGCATCTAGAGAAGTTTATAGATATCAATGAGGCGACTATTCATTTGTTGAATCAAACTGCCATGAGTCATTACGATATTGAGACGCTATCATATTATTTTACAAGAGCATTTGAAGATAAGATTATAGAAGTAGATTGGAAGGTCTCTGGATGGGATGGGACTTCTGGTCGATTTATGTACTATTGAGGATCTAATCATGAAGATAAAGACAATCATTGTTGATGATTTTTACAATAATCCAGATACTGTTCGAGAGTTTGCGCTTGCGCAGAAATTTGAGGTTGCTGGAAATTACCCAGGACTCAGAACAGCTCCATATCTTCCTGATGATCTAAAAGTTACCATACAAGACATCGTACAATATGCGGGTGGAAAGGTCACTCACTGGTTTGAAGAGTCTGGATATACTGGTGCATTTCAAATTTGCACTGCTCAAGATCGTACTTGGATTCATGCAGATCATTTCAATAACTGGGCAGGAGTTTGTTATCTAACTCCAGATGCACCTCTTTCTTCTGGAACTGCATTATATCGCCATAAGGCTTCTGGTCAATACGAAAGAACAGATAAAGATTACGAAGGGTATGATTATACAAAGTGGGAAATGACGGACTATATGGCAAACAAATATAATCGTCTTGTTCTCTATCGTGGAAATATGTTTCATGCTTCTCTTGACTATTTCGGAAGCACTTTACATTCTGGTAGATTATTCCAAACCTTTTTCTTCAATACTGAATACTAATGAAAGTTCTTCATGTCATTTTTTCTTGTAATCGACTCCAGTATCTCACAAAAACTCTAGAGTCTTTACATCATCTAGATTATTGCGGACATCAGGTTGATCGGCTGATTGTAGACGATTATCCTCGAACCCGAAATGATTATATTTTCGATCTGTTGTGCAAAACGCATGGGTTCAACGCATTTCTGCATAAACAAAATATGGGATTATCAGTCACTTGGTCTGAGTTTTTTGATTATCTGAAAACAACAGATTATGACTACATTATTCATCAAGAAGATGATGTGATTCTAAAAGAACCAGTTCGATTAGACGATATGATTGAGATTTTAGAATCAGATCCGAAGATGGCATCTGTAGTTTTACAGAGACAAGAATGGTATTTTCACGAAAACCCACCGAAAGTTGAGCCGACAGATACTCCAATCAAACAGTATTATTACGGAAAAAATACAAAACAGTTTCCGATTATTTTCTCTTTCTATCGTCGGAGTATCATCAACTATCCATTTCGAGAATATTGGGGATTTACGATCAACGAAGGCATGATTATGGTCTATTTGGACCATTTTGAGAAGATGTACTCAGCAATTCTGAAGAATTCAGAAGGAAAAAATATCATCGAACATATCGGTGAAGAATCGACAGGAAGAAGAATACTTCCTGGAGAGCCAAATTGGGAGCAATTTGCGCATATGCATCCAGACAAAGTCTATAGTTCTCGGGATGGGAGACTTATCTCATAAACTAAATATACAATAATTAGAGAGGTTATACATGTCTCATCCCTCATCTCGCACCGAACTCAAAGATTATTGTCTCCGAAAACTCGGTTTTCCAGTCATCGATATCAATGTCGACGAAGATCAGTTAGAAGATAGAATCGATGATGCTCTGTACATGTATAGAAGTTATCATTATGACGGAACAGAGCGTTGTTATCTGGCTCATCAGGTTACTGCGGGCGACATTTCGAATACCTATATCACTTTAGCAAATTCTATCACAGGGATCAGCCAAGTTTTCCCATTCACAGGATCGATTCAGTCTTCGACGTCATCCTCTGGATTCAACATGTTTGATATCAATTATCAGCTTCGTTTGAACGATTTTTATAATCTAACTGCCTCCTCTTATACTTACTATGTGATCGCAAGAGAACATCTAGCGATGTTGGATATGATCGTGACTGGACTTCCTCCATTCACCTTCAATAAGCAAATGCACAGATTGAATGTTCAAATGGACTGGAACAAGTTCAAGGATAACGCATACCTTGCATTCGAATGTCATAGAATTGTAGATCCAGAGGTATATTCTGGAGTTTATTCTGACATTTGGGTTCGAGATTATACATCAGCTCTATTCAAACAGCAATGGGGAACAAACCTCAAGAAGTATGGAAACTATACCCTTCCTGGCGGTTTGATCATCAATGGCCAGCAAATTTACGATGAAGCCTCAGCTGAAGTCGAAAAACTTCAAGAAAAACTTCGCGACACTTACGAAGAACCAGTCGCATTTATTGTAGGATAAAATGCCAACTAGTGTATACTTCAACAATCAGAAAGCATCGGTTGAACAACAACTGATCGAAGATTTGATCATTGAATCAATTCGCAATCATGGGATAGATGTATATTATCTTCCTCGTGAATCTCGTTCATCTACAGACGAACTTTTTGGTGATGATCCAGTCAAATGCTATCGCAGTGCAATCAAAGTTGACATGTATCTTGAATCATTTCAAGACTTCGAAGGAAACTCTGAATTCTTTAGCAAATTTGGTCTTGAAATTCAAAAAGTCGCGCGCATGGCAGTTGCTCGTCGCACATTTGAACGATTAGTTACAAGACAATATCCAACAACTCATAATCTTCCAAAAGAAGGTGATCTGATTTATCTTCCTGTACAAAAGAAAATTCTAGAAATAAAGGGCGTTGAAGAAGAAAAGAACTTCTTCCAGGCTGGTAAGATCGCTCCATATATGTTTGGATTGACAATGGAAGCCTTCAAGTATAATGGAGAATTGTTCGAAACTGGTGTATCAGAGATCGATAATATTTCTGATCTGCAAGCAATGATTCTTGAGTATGTACTTGACTCTGGCGGATCAGGGACCTTTACTGATCAAGAATGGGTCTATCAGGGATCTAGTTTTGCCACGGCAACTGCAAAAGGATTAGTCGCCTCTTGGAATAAGCCAAATCGACAACTCAAACTCAAAAATATATTTGGTTCTTTCGTTGACACAGAACAAATAAAAGGTAGATCTAGTGGTGCAATTTGGGAAATACAAACTGATGCGAATAAACTTGTTGATGCTGCTGGAAATAAACTTGATGACAATTTCTTGATTGAACAAGAAGCTGATAATATTCTTGACTTCAGTGAAACTAATCCTTTTGGTGAAGTGTAATGCTATCTGGAGTTCATTTTTATCACAGAATTACGCGCAAGATGGTTGTGGCATTTGGCACAATGTTCAATAACATCACGCTCAAAAGATATAATAAGGCAGGTACACAAGAGATTGAAAGAATCAATGTGCCATTGATGTATGGTCAAAAAGAAAAGTTTTATGAGCGTATTACTCAAGACCCTAACTTGGCAAATGAGACAATGATGACGCTGCCAAGAATGAGTTTTGAGATGAATGCGATTACCTACGATCCGCTTCGTAAGCGTAGCAATTTTACAAACAGTTTTTCTGCTGGAAGCACAAACAGTAAAGTAAAAAATATAGTTGCGACACCATATAATTTTGATTTCACACTATCAATCTATGTTAGAAATGTTGAAGATGGAACGCAAATTGTGGAACAAATACTTCCATACTTTTCTCCAGACTACACAGTAACAATGAACTTGGTTGGTGTAGATTCTGAGAAAGTTGATGTTCCTTTTATTCTCAACTCAGTATCACAAGATCTAGAAAATGTTGGTGTGAGTGCTGATAATGTTCGTATTATCATATGGAGTTTGACGTTTACAGCAAAAGGTTATATGTATGGAGCAACTACTGAGTCTAAGATTATTCGTAAGGTGACAGCAAATACATATAATAGCACATACAATGATAGAAACGATCGTGAGATTGTTTTCAGTTCTGGTACTGGTTCATTCAAGAGAGGAGAACTAGTTTATGAAGGCAGAACATTGAGTTCAGCTAATGCCACAGCATTTGTTGACTCATGGAATTCGGAAAGCAATACACTAATTGTAGTTGATACAAATGGATCATTGAAAGTTGGAAGATATATTACTGGCGCTGTATCCAATGCCTCTTGGAATATACAAAGTTTTGGAACAGCAGATTATCAACTAGTAAGACAGGTAATATACCCAGATCCATTGAGTGCAAATGCTGATAGTGCATTTGGCTTTACAGAAGTATTGCAAGAAACACCATACTTCTTTGATGACAGAGTCGACTCTACGTTTATTAGAGTTGATAGCGGAAGTAAGACAGCTGACGATAATTTCTAAGAGAAAATAAATGACACAACAACAAATCAATATTGGCGCAGCACCAAATGACGGAACTGGCGATACAATTCGTCAGGCATTTGATAAAGTCAATGATAACTTTACAGAATTGTATGCGGGTGCTGGAGCAGACTCTGGTCCACAAGGACCACAAGGACCACAAGGTGTTGCTGGCGCAGCTGGCGCTGTTGGTCCACAAGGACCGCAGGGTGTGGCAGGCACAGCAGGTCCACAAGGACCGCAGGGCGCACAAGGTAATGCTGGTCCTCAGGGTCCAATGGGTCCTTCTGGTCCCGCTGGTTCGTTTGGTGGCATAACTCTTGATTATACTTTTGATATGAACACTGCAAACACGGATCCAGGGACTGGTCGTGTAAAATTTAATAATTTAAATCTTACGACTGCAACACAGATGTACATTGACAGCAGTGACGATTCTGGCGTTAATCTTGCAACTTTACTTCAAACAATTGATGATTCAACATCAACAATCAAAGGGCACTTTAAGATAAGTGAAAAGTCAAACGTGCAAGCGTTTGCAATATTCACAATTTCATCAGCATCTCATCCTGCAACATATTCAATTGTAGACTGCTCATATGTTTCTGGTGGTATAACATCATTTAACAATGATGCTGATGTGCTTATTACTTTTGCGAGAACTGGCGATATCGGAGATGCTGGTCCGCAAGGTCCTCAAGGCGTAGCGGGACCACAGGGTCCACAAGGTGAAGTTGGTCCTCAAGGACCACAGGGTGTTGTAGGACCACAGGGTCCACAAGGTGAAGTTGGTCCGCAAGGTCCTCAAGGCGTAGCGGGACCACAGGGTCCACAAGGTGAAGTTGGTCCTCAAGGACCACAGGGTGTTGTTGGTCCTCAAGGACCTCAAGGATTACCTGGACCACATGGAGATACTGGTCCACAAGGTCCACAAGGTCCAGATGGTCCTCAAGGACCACAGGGTGTTATTGGTCCTCAAGGACCAGCAGGATCTAATGGATCAACAGGTCCACAAGGTCCACAAGGACCATCAGGCGTTGCAGGTCCGACAGGACCAACTATTGCTGGTGTTGTTGTTTATGATGGTGGTGAACCAGATACAGATTTTAGCGTAGGACTAAATATCAATTGCGGAGGCGTTTCCTAACATGGCATATATTCAACTTCAATTTCGTCGCGGTACTGCAACACAGTGGTCAACTGCGAACTCAGTTCTTGCGCTAGGCGAACTCGGTCTTGAGACTGATACAAGTCAGTTCAAAGTCGGTGATGGCACCACTGCATGGAATCTATTAGGATATGGTGGACTTGTTGGTCCATCGGGTCCAGTAGGTCCGCAAGGTCCACAAGGCGTAATTGGTCCACAGGGTCCTCAAGGTCCTCAAGGTCCAGAAGGTCCGCAAGGTCCATCAGGCGTTTCAAATGTTCCTGGTCCGCAAGGTCCGCAAGGTCCACAAGGTCCGCAGGGTCCAGAAGGTCCTCAAGGTGTCGTCGGTCCGCAGGGTCCACAAGGTCCACAGGGTCCTCAAGGACCACAAGGTGTTGTTGGACCACAAGGTCCAGAAGGTCCGCAAGGTCCAGAGGGTCCGACTGGAGCACAAGGTGGATTTGGCGGTGCGACATTTGAATATAACTTCCAAACAAACACCACAGATAGTGATCCAGGTAATAGTTCTCTAAAACTCAATGATAGTTCTGTAACTCTTGCAAATAAACTTTGGATTGACTATGTTGATCAAAGTGGATCAGATATTCAAAACTATCTTGCAACTATCGATGACTCAACATCAACAATCAAAGGTCACTTTCGTATTGTGAACAAAGCAAACTCTGCTGATTTTGCATTGTTTACGATCAGTAATCTAACAGACAAAACTTCATACTTTGAAGTAACTTGTTCCTTTGTTTCAGGTAGTGCATCATCTTTCAGCAATGGTGAAGATATTCTAATCACATTCGCAAGAACTGGTGACAAGGGCGAGACTGGCGCTGTTGGTCCACAAGGTCCAACTGGTCCATCTGGTGGTCCACAGGGTCCTCAAGGACCACAAGGTCCACAGGGTCCAGAAGGTCCTCAAGGTGTCGTCGGTCCACAAGGTCCACAAGGTCCACAGGGTCCTCAAGGACCACAAGGTCCACAGGGTCCTCAAGGCGTCGAAGGTCCACAAGGTCCACAAGGTCCGCAGGGTCCACAAGGTGTGACTGGTGATACTGGTCCGCAAGGTCCACAAGGACCACAAGGCGCACAGGGTAATACTGGTCCACAAGGTCCACAAGGACCGCAGGGACCAACTGGTGCACAAGGAAGTTTTGGTGGTGCGACATTTGACTATACATTCAGTGCAAACGATTTCCAAGGAGATCCAGGCACTGGTAAAATGCGTTTGAATAATACAACAATCACTGCAGCAAATAAGTTGTGGATTGATTATTTGGATGATAATGGAACGCAAATTCAAAACTTCTTGACCACAATTGACGATTCAACATCAACAATCAAGGGTCACTTCCGCATTAGCAATAAATCAAATGCTGCAGATTTTGCGCTTTTCACAATTAGTGGATTGACAGATCGCACTGGATACTTCGAAGTTGATTGCGCATATGTCTCAGGTAGCGCAAGCAGCTTTAGTGATTCAGAAGATATTTTGATTACATTTGCTCGCACTGGTGACAAGGGCGACACTGGTTCTGCTGGTCCACAAGGTCCACAAGGTCCGCAAGGACCACAGGGTCCACAGGGTCCTCAAGGCGCACAAGGCGATGTTGGTCCGCAAGGTCCACAAGGACCACAAGGTCCTCAAGGTGTTCTTGGTCCACAAGGTCCTCAGGGTCCACAAGGTCCTCAGGGTCCGCAAGGACCACAAGGTGTAATTGGCGATACTGGTCCGCAAGGTCCACAAGGTGTGACTGGTGATACTGGTCCACAAGGTCCTCAGGGTCCACAAGGACCAACTGGCGCTCAGGGTGGTTTTGGTGGCGCAACGTTTGACTTTACCTTCGATTCAAACACTAGCGATAGTGATCCAGGACAAGGTAAGTTGAAGTTGAATAATGGTAGCGTCACTTCTGCTAATCGTTTATGGATTGATTACCTTGATGATAGTGGTACAAATATCTTCAATTTCTTAGCAACAATTGATGATTCCACATCAACAATCAAGGGTCACTTCAAGATCAGTAACAAGTCAGATCCAAATGACTTTGCATTGTTCATTGTGAACAGCTTGACTGATAAGACTGGTTACTTCGAAGTAAATTGCTCTTACGTGTCTGGTAGTGCTGCATCCTTCAGCAATGCAGAAGATGTATTGATTACATTTGCTCGTACTGGCGATAAGGGTGAGGCTGGTCCTCAGGGTCCATCTGGTCCAAGTGGTCCAAGTGGTGGTCCACAGGGTCCACAAGGTCCACAGGGTGTTGCTGGTCCGACTGGCGCTGCTGGTCCTCAAGGTCCGCAGGGTCCAAGCACTTATAATCAATCATTGAATACTGCAGATCCAGTAGTGTTTACAAGTGTATCGACAAATGTATTGAATGTCAAGAATGTTCTTGAATCAACAAATGCATTGTCAAGTGCAACTGGTACAGTAACGCATGATTGTTCTGCTGGACAAATTTTTGTTCACTCATCAATTAGTGCAAACTTTACTGCTAACTTCACCAGTGTGACTGTTCCAGCAAATAACGCAACGTCGTTCACTCTTGTTCTAAATCAAGGTGCTACTGCTTACGTTCCAACAGCTGTACAGATTGGTGGTCAAGCACAAACTGTAAATTGGCAGGGTGGATCACAGCCAGCTGGTTCTGCAAACAAGAAGGACGTCGTATCCTTTAGTGTTGTGAACAATAATGGCACTTGGATTACTCTTGGTCAATTGACGACGTTCGGATAATGTTCAGTTCATTCAGTGGGTCCAGAGCATTTGGTAGGAAAGGGATTTCCTACCTTGCTGGAGTTGTTGCTAGAAGATACAACGGTGGTTATTTTGCTGATGATGTGACGTGGTTTGCATCTCAAACAGTGTCTTCAACTACAATACAAGTCGGATCTATATCAGAACCTGCATCTGATGATGGTAGCGATTTCAGTTATCAATGGTTAGGATATTTTCGACCAACGACTAGTGAAACTTATACATTTTATTTGAGCAGCGACGATGCATCATATATGTGGATTGGAGCAAATGCAAGATCTGGATTTACAACAGGAAATGCAACTATAAACAATGGTGGGTTGCATGGATCTACTGAAGTTAGCGGAAGCATTGCATTGAGTGCTGGAATTTATTATCCTATTCGTATTCAATTTGGTGAACTGAGTGGTGGTGATGTTTGTACGTTTAGTTTCTCTACGCCAACCATAAGTAAAACAACAAATACAACTGGAATAACTTTTTATAATCCAGTTACAATGGGTATTTGAATGTTTAGTTCACTTAGCAGTTCATTTTCTTTTGGTCGTCGTAGAAACCCACTATTGCCATCAGGAATCGTAACTTCAGGTTTGCAATTTAATTTAGAAACTGCACCAATATCTGGAACTACATGGACTGATTCTAGCGGCAATGGTCGTGATGCAACACTTTTAGGTTCTCCATCGTATGTGTCAACCAATGGTGGTGGCATAAGATTGAACAATGAGAATAGTAGTGGTACGGATTATATTAGTG